GCGGACTGCTAATTCATACGATGGGAAAGGTAGCCATCGCATTTTTATACCTTATTTTCAACTACTGATTCAAATAAATATTATAAGTTGAGTGAGTAATTGAGGATATAAAGGCTTGTCAGTAATGGCAGGCCTTTCATTTTATGGGGTACTTGAATCAAGTAAAACAGTAATCCCCAACGTAGGATAATCATATATATAATTCAATCTTGATTTTCAGAAACTTTTAACCGTAATTTGCACCTACAATACCCCAAGAGTGTGTTGTATTTCAAAAACATTTTCTAACTTTGTGATACCGTTCGTCAGAGCGGTGACATATTGATTGATGAAAGTGTTTAGCTTCATCCTGTACTGGGAATCTGGTAAATTTTAAGGACAGGGATAGGCAATACAAACACTCATCACTTGCGTAGATATATCATTCTTGATATACTGCCCAAGTGTGGGGTATTGTTTATTTGTCCTATGGCATACCAGAGCCTCCAGTACGATAAACTAACAACTCCACACTTTCTTTTTATAATCACCCGAATCGGAGTTGGGCGGGAATAGTTCTAAAACTATGACTACTAATTTAAATGAGAACCTGACTGTGATAAGCCAACAACCGTTCGCATTCACATTAATCAATTTATTAAAAGATAAAGGAGTAATAACAACTGGGATAACGATTCCATTTATAATAGGTGCATATAAAATTGCAAAACATGATTCAATAGAAGTAAATCTAAAATTTATACAGGAGGTATTTGCTGATATTGTAGCAACAGCCAAGAATACTAAATTTTTTATATGTACGTGTAACCATATTAATCAACATGTAATTACAATTTTGACACAAGAGGATACAGATGTGACCGGACATTATTCTACGTATCAGCATATCAAAAATAGTGATGGCGTCCCTGTCCTTTATTTTGAAGAAAATTTTGATATCGCTTATCCTTCATTAGATAAGATAAGTCAATTTTATTGGCTAAAATATGAACATATCCTCAAGGAACAAGTTTATTCATATCAATCAACTGAAAATAAATGGATTAAATTCTCTGATACAGAACTCGGATGTATTATATCTGCATTTTCATCTTGTGAAGAGGCTAAAGAAATCATTCGACCACGCATTTCTAAAAATGTTGCTAGGATATATTATTTTTGGTGTGTCCTCAATATTCTACTGTTACTTCGTGGATTAGCTTACGGAGATGATTTTGATTATCAAATTAAACGTTGGTTTCCTTTTGAAGGCGATTTAGACTGTTATGATATTAGTGAATTTATTCTTTATTGTGCCATAATCCCCCTCGTGTTACGTTGGATTTATAAAGGATGGAAAAAAGTCGAATGTAAATACTATAAAGACTAATTAAAATAGATTAGTCCTAACTCACTCGAATAGAACCGGGATAGAATTACTGTAAATAATAATGCAACTGATTAACTGTATGCTATGGCAGTTCTTCGATTTTATTGTCTGGCTTGCGGTTACACCGATTGCTGTGTAGGTCATCGTTGGGAAGATGAAACGCCATTAGCCAAATTTACATCCTTTACTTGTAAAGATTGCAAACGCTTATGCGATAATCGTTATCTGAAAGGTCAGCCCAATACCTTGATATATGCTTCAACCGGGCAGATATATTGGGAATACATACCCAATGAACCTTTTTGCATGTGGTGTGGTTCAAAGAATGTCGAGGAGTGGAGCGAAGATAATCCGGTGTGTCCTAAGTGTGGAGGGGTAATGAAGAAATTATGAGTATACGACAGATTTATAAGTGGATAATATTAAGAATTAAAAAACGGCATAAGGAATATTCTGAATGTTTTTTAATCCTTGACGGTGATTGGCTAAATAATCTTACAGATAAAGAGATATAGTATTACCATGTACAATTTACTCACTTACTTGTATATAGAATAATAAAGTAAGTGAGTATAAAGGGTTGCTGTCAAACATCCATTCAGCCCGTTATTATAATAGGGGTTTACTCATTCAGATTAATTATTTTATATAGAAATTTATGTTTGAGTGAGTAACCTAACTTTTGTCCGGGCTTTTTCTCCTGCAATATGAGAATCAAGTAACTACGGCTATTAAAATGATATAACCGAATATCCTCTGTCCCCACATGCGAATCGGCTCAAGTACCACCCATCATACGATGAATTCTTGTGGTTACTTGAGTCGAATTCATTATTTTCTGCAATAAAAATTTTTCTGAAAGGCTGAAAATGTATGCCCGTGCGATATATCCCCCGAATACCCCCTCCCGCCTTGCGGGATTGGGTTCCGACCCCAGCTGGGCTTTGGGGCATATCATATTATTGCCCATGTTGTCGAATCTTATAAATCTATGACTATGAACCACACGCTCAAATTCCTGCGGACATTCACCCTCGACGAGTTCAAAGAGTGGAAAGGCATCCTTCAAATCCGCATCATCCACAACGAGCAGACGGGCAAGCATTTCTTCGGGTATGGCGATAAGGCGGGCGCCGTCACGTCGAAGTATCCCGCCGAAGCGCTCGACCATCCCGTCATTTCGGAAGTTCTCTCCGAGGAGAGCGGCGAGCAGTTCCTCCTGCTTCACAATGCAGGCGACAATCCGCAGTTCACCACGGTTGCCGTACTGTAAGAATCCCTCTTCATTTAAAAGGCTGTTCCCCTCAAAAGGAGCAGCCTTGCTTTTTATCACCGTACTATAATCATTCCCACATCAAATAACCATTTATCTATGCAATTACGACATTCACAACGCCGGGCAGCCAAGATGCGGCTGGCCCTGCAAGGAGCATCGGGTTCGGGCAAGACCTATTCCAGCCTGCTGCTGGCCTGCGGTATGGCTTCCGACTGGACTAAAATCGCCGTTATCGACACTGAGAACGGCAGTGCAGACCTCTATGCCCATCTGGGAGCCTACAACGTACTCTCCCTCTCGGAACCCTACAACCCGGAGAAGTACATCGATGCCATCGGTATCTGCGAAAGCGCGGGCATGGAAGTAATCATCATCGACAGTATTTCGCATTGCTGGGATTACCTGCTGGATTTCCACGCCAATCTGCAAGGCAACTCCTTTGCCAACTGGGCCAAGGTCACGCCGCGTCAGAACGCCTTTATCCAGCGTATCCTCAATTCCTCGTGCCATGTCATCTGTACCATGCGCAGCAAGCAGGAGTACGTACTCAACGAGCGTAACGGGAAGATGATTCCGGAGAAAGTAGGGTTGAAGGCCGTGCAGCGTGACAACGTGGACTATGAGTTTACCATCGTCTTCGACGTGAACATGAAGCACTATGCCACGGCATCCAAAGACCGTACGGAACTGTTCGCCGGGAAACCCGAATTTCCCATTACCAGCCAAGTCGGGACACGGATTCTCGACTGGTGCAACCAATGTCAAACCCCAACCCCTGTAAGCTATGGAAGCAGCTATCCGGCGGGCAATACAGCCCGATAACCAACCCCACCCGCTGCCCTTTGTGCCCGTTGAAGATGCGAAGGACGATATGCAGCCGATTATTTCCTCGCCCTCGTTCGGTGAGGATGAAGAATCCCCGTTTCGGGAAACTCCCGAAGAACAGCCACGCAAGCCTTTCATCGAGGCCAATACCAAACAGGTCAGCCTTTACCACCTCAAGAACGACTGTATTACCCCGGTATTCTCCAAAGACAACGAGGTGACCATCTCCCATAACCAATTCATCGAAACCATGTGGGAGTGTGCGCAGCGGATGTTCAGAGGAGATACGGTAGACAATCCCGAAATCCGGGTGAGCCATATCGTCAAGGGCCGGACTCCCGAAGCCATCCACAAGGCGGTACACGAGCTTACGGATGCAGACAAGACGATTTATTACGAGCGGATGATGTTCTGCATCGAAATTCCCTCTGTCACGGAAACCATCGACAGATGCAGGCTGAACCTTACGATAGGGGGTGTCAGAGCCTATAACCAAGAGAACCTGTATAGCAAGAAAGGCTTCGAGAAGTTCAAGGTCTTTATCGGCTTCAAAAACATGGTGTGTTGCAATATGTGTGTGGCTACGGACGGTGTGGCCGAAGAGATACGGGTGACGAATACGCAAGAGTTGACGGCGAAGATTACCGAACTGGTGGTAAGCTACAATGCCAAACGCCATCTGGAGCGGATGCGGGCATTGCTCGACAGTACGATGTCGGAGAGTCAGTTCGCACAGCTGGTAGGCAAGGCGAGGTTATACCAGTTCCTGCCACCGGCACAGCGGAAACTGCTCCCGGAGTTCGAGTTCACGGACTGCCATCTGAACACCATTGCAAGGGCCTATTACAACGACCCTGCATTTGCCTGCGACAAGCAAGGAGAGATAGACCTATGGCGAGTGTTCAACCTCTTTACTGGAGCCAACAAGTCGAGTTATATCGATTCGTTCCTAACGAGGAGCCGCAATGCTATGGTATTTGCAGACGGACTGGCAAAGGCGCTGGCGGGAGAGAAGGAGTACAGTTGGTTTGTGGAATGAAACAACGCAATATCTATGGTACGAATTCTATACAAAATATTCTTCGGGTATCTGCTGAAATGGTGGATTTAATCAGTTCAAATATTGAATAAACAATACTTGTTGGAATACTTTTTAGCAGAGAAGCTAGTATAATTCATTGAAATATAGGCTTAAACATTCCGAGTTCGAGTCCTCCTCCCGCTACTTAAAGGCCGATAACAAACTGAAATATAGTTAGTTACGGCCTTTTTTCTAAAATAGCCGGGACAATTCCGGGACAAAATATTTGTCTGAATTGTTCTGAAAATCAACATTCTACATTTTTGCGTCGGGTCGCTGACAGCGAAAATGTAAAAAAAATGTTGTCTGTAAAAACTGCGCGAAATTCTGCGTTAAACGAGATTCTCTCGTACACTTATCCCCGTTTGCATACGGGCGCTTGCTGGTTTATCAGTTTTTACGCCTTCGACCCAGCAAAAGGCGAAATGCGTCGAAAGCGGATAAAAATCAATTCCGTCGGGACGGCCTCCCAGAAACGGCAATATGCCGCGCAGGTATGTCACCGGCTGTCTGCAAAGCTGGAAGCTGGCTGGAATCCTTGGATAGAGGCTGATGACGACCGCTCCTACAAACTATTTTCCGACACGCTGATACATTATCGAAATTACATCACCAAACTCTTGAATGACGGAGTACACCGGGCATCAACGCACCACGATTATATCTGTTTTGCTCGCATAATGGAAGAATGGAATGATAATCAGCGGGTGTCTATACGGTATGTTTATCAATTCGACCGGGCTTTCTGTGTTCGTTTTCTGGACTATGTCTATATTGAACGGGAGAATTCTCCACGCACACGCAATAATTATTTGGCTTTCCTTCGGTCGTTCAGCGCCTTTTTGGTGCAACATCTGTATATCAAAGAAAAACCGACGGATGGGTTGGTCAGTATTGGCAAGGCTTTGCTCAAGAAAGAACGCAAGGTTATTGCTGTGGATGATATGCAACGCCTGCATGATTGGCTTCAGGAGAATAACCGCTACTTCCTTTTGGTTTGCTACTTTCTGCACTACATGCTTATCCGTCCGAAGGAGATTGCCAAACTCCGGCTGTGTGATATATCCGTCAGTAAACAGACGGTCTATATTGACGATACAATCTCGAAAAACAAGCGTTCGGCATGTGTTACTATACCCCAGAAAATTATTGAGTTGATGGCCGAACTTGGGTATTTTGACGCTCCGAGTACCTACTATATTTTTTCCAAGGATTTCAGACCGGGGCCGGAATGGGTAAACGAAAAGACTTACCGCGACTTTTGGAGCAGGAAAATCCGCCCTGCTCTCCACTTTCCCAAAGAGTACAAATTTTATAGTCTGAAGGATACCGGAATTACCGCGATGCTCCGTGCTGGGTATGATACCCTTTCGGTTAAAGAACAGGCGCGGCACTCGTCGTTATTGATGACCGATGTGTATACGCCGCAGGATATTCGGGATGCAAATCCGCTTTTATTGAATTATCAGGGCGTTTTATAATGTGAATTTCTGGAATGTATTTTTGTTATCTTTGCCTAACCAACAGTAATAAATAATTTGGCGTATGCATACGGATGATTTTGATGGCTTTGTTGTTACTATAAATGGTACAACACACTATGTCGACGGGACTGTACCTGATAAAACATTGAATACAGTTTCTGACTATAACAGTTTGTTAAGGGATATGATAAATATTCCGACCATTCACGAGCATTATTATTCGAATCTGTCTCGCGAACATTGGGCGCAATTATGTGCTGCGATGGATGTTATTAGGGACAGCCAAAGAGCCATAGATAAATATCAGGAAATAGACCAAATCGATTACATTCATGGGGATGCACTTTACATTTATGGGCTTCTTAATGCATTTTACTTACAACAAGATGCGGCAACAACTATTTTTAAAATAATTTTAAAAAAGAAAGAACTAAATTATTTCGATGACTACCCAGAGATCAATAAGATTAGGAGAATCCGGGATGATGTGTGTCATGCCACAGATAGGAATATTATAAAAGGGAAAATAATAGCCCAAATATTTATAAGTCCATCAACCGTGACAAAAAACGGTTTTTGCTATCTAAAATACACCACGTCAGATGGAAATCGGAAAGTTGTCACAATTCATGTCGATATAGATGATTGCATTGCCAAAAAAGCCAATGACATTAAAGATATACTTTGTACGATCTGTAAAAAAATATTGTCATCCATTTCGCCTGATGTTCAAAAGGAGTATTTGGAGTCGTGGTCGCAAGCAATGAAGGCATTGTGATTTCTCACTCAATAGAGTACCAGACAATAAATCCCCCGCCAATGGCGAGGGATTTTGTCATTTGAAATATTTGTCCTTGAGTTCGACCAGCTTGTCCCAATAGGTGACGATCAAGCCGTCCATGTGGTAGTGGTATTCCCCGGCATAGTTGGGCACGCCTCCGAGCCGATTTGCCGACCTCTCCGTGTAAAAGTGGTAGTAGTTCGCCGCGCGGCAGAAAAGGCTATGCAGGCCGCTCGGAATCGCGAATACGGGCAACCATAGCCAGCCCCAGCGCCGCGACTGTCGGACGTGGCCGAACTCATGGTCGTATACCGGTTCCCGGTCGATGTTCCCCGGCGCGATAAAGACGTACCGCCCAAGCGTCATGCCGCCCCGGACATGCTTCGTCGCATAGAACACGGCCCCGCGTTGCTCGGTGATTTTCACGCGGTCGAAACAGAATGCCAAGTACGTAAGGCCGAGCAGGTTCTGCGGGAGCTGCCACAAGTAGAGTAGTACCGCCCATGTTGTTTTCAGAAATTTCTTCATCGGTTCCGTTTTTTAAGTTCGATATAATCGGTGTATACGATTCGCGTGTGCGGGTTCGACGACATGACCTCCTGCCGTATCGCTTTGGTTCCCCAGCGGATGAAGAGGAAGCGCCGCGGCACCCGATGCACGACCTGCCGAAGGGTGTCGATGCTCTCCACGCGGCACGCGACCGAGTCGCGCTCGATCAACCCTTCGACAGTCACCCACGGATCTCGCCAGCGGAATCCCCGCAGCGAGTCGATAATGCCTCCCCCGGCCGAGGTTTCCCGGACGACGGCCGTGTCCCGGAGCTTCGCCCGCAGCTCTACGACGGTCGCTGTCGCCGTCTTGGCCGTTGATTCCACCCGCTTGAGTTTAATGCCGAGGTCGCGGATGCTCTCGGCATCCGCCGCCCGGAGCCGCTCCAGCTCCGAGACGCGGAGATTCAGCACCATGTTCGACGCGGCGGCCTTGCCTGCCTTTGTCCGGTAGATTTCGACATCTGACATCAGCGCGGTCTGGTTCGACTCCAACCGACGGCGTTCGCGTTTTTCCGAGCGGAGCCGCGCACTCTGCACCCACAACAGGCCGCCCGCTATAATCAGGGCTATGAGCAGGAAGCGTTTCATGCCTTTTCGAGCGTTTTGGAGATTTTGAGAATCAGACCCGCATAATCCGCCGGCTTGGCTGTACAGTAGCCGCAGGCTGCAACCCGGTAGGCGAACTGGTACACGTCGTCCTTGTACGGCATCGCGGGGGCATAGCGTTCGGTCAGCAGAATTCGGGAGTGGTCGGTCAGACACTCCCTGACAGACGTATAATCTCGGAAGGCGCGATCCACGACATATTTGTAGCGCCCGTCCGGCATCCGCGTAATGGAGTGTACTTTGGGGAATCGGTGGCCCTGCTTGTCGTCGTCGAAATACTCGAACGTCCGCACGTATTTCACCGCCCCGCGCCACTTCTTCGTGGCGGTTATGCCGAACAGGTTGTGCCCGATGGCGGGCCTCCCCCACCCGGGTTCGGGCGGTGGCATTCCTCAATATGCTGTCGGCCTCCCCCCAGCCGGTTTCGAGCGCGGCCTGCGCGGCCACGAAGAGCGGGTTCAGCCCGGTTTCCTCGCAGGAGGCTGCGATGTCCGGCCAGTAGGTTTTCTTAAATTCTTTCGGTGTCATGATCTTGGTCGCCTTTATAATTTTATATGCCGCGGTCTTCCTATTCGTCCTTTTACATTGATCACGAGCGCCTCGCGGCCACCAGCTGCCGAGATAATTTTCGCTCCTTTTACAATATCCGGGATATTGATTGCCGAGCCGACCTGATAGCCGTCGCACATCAGGAGATAAGTGGCGGCAAAACCGTCTTCTGTTTCCACTTTCTCAAGGGTGTAATTTGCTTTCATGGTAGTATGGTGTTTGAGTGGTTTTTACTCTTCGTCGTAAATATCCGGGTTCGGCATGAATTCGGGGCCGGGGGCTTGCTCGCTTCTGGCCGGGCCGCGGGGGCTGCCGGACTGCCGACCTGCCCTCTCCATGTACTCCAGCACCGCGGCCACGATGCCCTGCGTCTCCCGGTTCTTCAACGCCGAACCCAGCGCAGCCGCCGCATCCGCAATCTTGGCCTTTTCTTTATCCTCGGACTTCTCATATACGCTCTTCAGCTCGATGAAGCCGATGAACATGGCCCCCAATACCGTCAGAATCGGAATCAGCGGCAGGGGGGGCCCACGCCGCTGCCTGTTGTTCGCGGCAGGCGGCTCCCGGTCTGCTCGTTGATCTGCCATACGGTCAGCATCTGCACCGCGTCGATGGCCGTTACCACGAAAATCAGGTTGAAATACTTGGCGATCTTCTCGACGGTCTTGCGGTAGCCGAGCGATGAACGCAGCTCCCCGCGTTTGCGGGCTTTCCGGATGCCTGCCCATAGGTCGAGGAAAATCACGAACAGTACGAGCAGGTAAACGATCGTGAGAATGATGAGCTGCGGACGTATCGCCGCGAAAATATGGTCTATCATAGTTCAGAAATTTCAAAAAAATGACGAGTAAGGTTAAGTAAATCCCCAGTGAATGAGTCATAATACAACCATCTCCCGCAAAGGAATATTTGTTATCGGTCACACCCCGTCAAAAAAGTTATACATGTACTATCGTTGCCGTTTCATCGTAGTTTCGGGCTATTACTCTGAAATAGGCGCGTGCCCCCTCGGTTCGGTATTGAGGATTACCCGTAAACAATACTACTCCTCCGTAAAATGAAACCTGCATCCTGCGCTTCCCGGAATCCTCCATCTTTCCGCCGCGGTCGCCTATATTGGTGCCGCGATGCAGCTCGAATTTTCCCCCCCCCACGAAACCGCGGTCGGCAATGCACACGACCCACCTTTCCAAGAGGTCTGCAACGGAAATTATCGGCATCCAGCCCGCGGCGTTTACCTTCGTTGCGTCGAACGGTACGGGATTGATCCGTACTGACGTCCAGTTTACCTCATCCCGCGAGAAGGAGTCCTGTACGAGCTTGAACCCCGCATTCAGAGGACGGTTTTGTGTCTGCCCGGTTTGAGGATTCCGGCGGTATCGCTTCTTCGCGTTTTTGTAGTGCAGGATGCCCACGAAACATTGCTTCAGAATCGGATTTTTCAAGTCCGTGGCAGGCTTTACGCAGAGCATTCCGCCCTGTACTTTCCACGTAACCGCCGGGACGGCTTCGGCATTCATGGGATAGGGTAATTCCGTCCACTTATTCACTCCGTCCCCGATCTTATGACGACCCGTGTCTGATTCGTAGACGACCTCGCCATCGAGTAGTAAGGGATTGGCCGCTTTGAGCGCCGCTGCCGTATATTTCGGGTGTTGTATTCTTCCAATCATAATTGCATCTGCTTTTTTGCCTGCGCTTTGCATTGCTCGGCGTATTCGTAATAGGCCGCGAACTCGTCCGGCTTGGTGTCCCGCTGGCGGAGTATCGCCAGTTCGTCGTCGACCGAATACCGCTCTCGGATGCTTTGCTGCACCCGCTGTTCGTAGGTCGGCACCGGGACGCTATTGACATATTCCGTTAAAACAGGGCTGCCCTGCTCATCCTCGGTAATCAGCATACCTGCTGCCTGCCCGTCGATCAGTTCCAACCACCTCTCGTCGGTGATCTCTACACCGCCCTCGACGGGTTCGTCATAAAATCCTTGCTTCCAGTATTTCATAGCTTCCTGTATTTTATTTCCAGCGTCCGATCACCAGCCAATGGACGGTTTCGGTAGAGGATGCGAGACCTCCGTTCTTGTCGGTGAGGTTCGCCCAGCGCGATTGGTAGCGTAAATATTGGGCGGTCAGTTCCACATACGACGCGGCTGTGATAACGTTGCCGTTGCCGTAATAAGCCGTCAGAAAGCATCCGAACGGCTTTGCGATGAATGCAGGACTGAAATAGTACTGATACGCCCCGCCGGGGGATATCCCCCATTGAAACATCAGCCCGTCCGGTGCTTTGTAGTAACCGTTGGATGAGAGCGCTTTTGTCAGCGTTACGTTCGACAGGTCTTTGGCGGCCTTATCGCCCCACGTCTTTTTCTCGCTGTCGGTCACGAAACGGTGCGTTGCGTCCGTAGTGATCTGTGAAGCGTGAATACTGCCTGCCATTTCACCATCCGACTCGTAGGGGAGAGACTTCCATGCGGTAACACCGTCGCCGATTTTCCGCCTGCGTGTGTCGGATTCGTACACGACTTCGCCTTTGAGAAGCACCGGATTTGCGGCGGGCCGTGCGGCCCCCCGGAAAACATCGGGAATTGAACCCGCCCGGTTATCTTTTCAGTAGCTGCCATAGCGTCAGTTCATTCCGGGGATGGTACACTGAATGACGAACGTACTCGCCTTGAACTCGTCGATGGCCGCTTTTGCCGCTGCCTCTCCGGCACCCTTCGGGTCGTAAAAGTTGTCGTATGACTTCTTCAAGTCGGCCGCCAGTTTCAACGACAGCACGGAGTAGTTGAGCTTGATTACGTTCGACTCCGTCACTTGGATATACTGGTCGTCGCCCGTGTAGACATCGACGAGATCCTGCACGGGCAGGTACTGCGGGGTGTTGTTGTTCTGGAAGAGGAACTCGATGTACTTGTCGCCGACCTTGGCCCCGGAGTAAGGCGAATTGGCCGTCACCACGGTCTTGATGGATGATCCGCGCAGCACCTGATCGAGCGGGATGTTGATCGGCACGCCGATACGGCTGGCGGTCCCCGCGAGGGGGGAGG